TCCTGTATCACGCGGACCTGCGCAAGCCGCAGGCGCAGTGGGAAGATCAGGGGCGCCGGCCGGAGCAGTTCCGGTTTCTGGACCAGTTCGAGCTGCCCGAGCAGGAAGCCGAGGCCATGCGCAAGGCCAAGCTGCTGCCGGAGTGGACGCCGCTGAACTGGCGCAAGCACCTGCGCCGGATCAACCTGCTCATCGCCAAGCAGCGCAACGGCCCCACGGGCGATTGCGCGCTGGTGTATGAGAGCGCGCGGATGCGGTTCCACGACGCCTACAACCCGGCGGAAGAAGAGGCCGCCGCGCCGCCCGCGCCCGTGGGCCGCGACGTGGAAATGCCCACGGCGGAGGAATTGGGGTGGGGGAAGTAACGCAAGATGAAGCACATCATAAACATGAGCGGTGGGGCGTGCAGCTTTTGGGCGGCCGAAAGGGTTGTAAGCGCGCAGGGAACCAAAGACACCACACTGCTGTTCGCGGACGTGTTGATCGAGGACGAGGACCTGTATCGGTTCATTTCCGAGTGCGCCGACTATCTTAAAGTGCCCATCACCAGAATCTCCAAGGACCTCAACCCATGGCAGGTGTTTGAACGTGAACGCATGATTGGAAAGTCCGGGGCACCGCTCTGTTCCATCAAACTTAAACGAGAGCCGCTAGACGAATGGCACCGAGCAAACGCCTTGGAAATGGACAGTGTGCTTTACGTTGGGCTGGATTGGACGGAAGAACACCGTTTGTTGGCTTTGAGAAAAGCCAAACCGACGTGGCGGATTGAAGCTCCAATGTGTGAGCCTCCGCTGTGGGACAAGTGCAAGATGGTGACGGAACTCCAAGCCATTGGCATTGAGCCTCCGAGGCTTTACAAGCAAGGCTTTCCCCACAACAACTGCGGCGGCTTCTGCGTGAAAGCAGGACATGCCCAGTTTGCCCATCTGCTCAGGGTCAATCCAGAGCGCTATGCGTGGCACGAGGCGCAGGAGGAGCGGTTAAGGGCGCAGTTGGGCGACTTTAGTGTGATGACTGACCGGCGTGGCGGGACAAGGAAGCCACTCAGCATGAAAGCGTTTCGGTTGAGGTGCGAAGCGGGGGAAGACTTTGACCGGCATGATTGGGGGGGTGTGGGTGTGCCATAGACACGACTAGCCCATGACCCTCCCTGATGTTACTGCGTCGTCGTCCGGCGTTGCGGCGGTTGAAGCCGCCCGCAACGTATCTGATTTCATCCGCAAGTGGACGCCGCACCCGCTGTTTCCCGTGCCCACGGCGGCGGAGGTGCGCGCCACGCTCGCGGAGCCGGATGGCGCGGAACGCATCGCCCGTGCCTATGCCCGGCGCGAGAACGCCATCCTGGACGCCAAGGCCGATCCCTTCCGCCACGAGCCGGACCCGCCGCACTGGGCGGATGCCGACCGCCTGCTGGCCGAGTCGGACGAGCACGGGCGCGTGCTGTTCCTCATGCTCCTGGGCGGCAACCGCTCGGGCAAATCGCGCTACGCCGGCCGGCGGCTGATCGAGTCGGCGGTGCGGCATCCGGGCTGCAAGCTGCTGTGCATCGCGGAGAACTTCGAGTCCAGCATCGAGACCCAGCAGCAGATCCTGTGGCATTACCTGCCCAACGAGTTCAAGGCGCTCAACGGCAAGCAGAGCAAGAAATACTACATCAAGTATTCGTCGCACCACGGATTCAGCGACCAGCTCCTCGCGTTGCCCAACGGCAGCAAGTTCATGTTCAAGACCTACCAGCAGGACCCGGGCGATCTCGAAGGCCAGATGTTCGGCGTGCCGGGCCAGACCGTCGTGGCCGTGTGGCCGGACGAGAATCTGCGCGTGAACTGGTGGCTCATGCTGCAACGGCGTCTGCGCTTCCAGCAGGCCCAGCTCATTTGGAGCTTTACGCCCATCAACGGCATGACGGCCACGATCAAGGAAGCCGTGGGCGATGCGCCGGTCACGCGCGAGAGCCGGTTCGCCGAGCTGTTGCCCGACCGCGTGAACGTCCCCGGCCTGCCCGTGGGGCACATGCCGTTCATCCAGTTGCCCGCCACCACGCGCGGGCGCGTAATCTACTTCTGGTCGGAGTTCAACCGCTTCGGCGATGGGCAGCGCACGTTCTACGATGCCGTCAAGGACGACTGCCGCGGCAAGAACGGCAAGCCGCGCTCGCCCGAATACATCCAGCGCATCGCCTACGGTTACACGCGCGACACCGTGGGCCGGCCGTTCCCCAAGTTTGGCGAGGTGAACATCGTGGCGCCCGAGCACCTGCCCAAGACCGGGACGGACTACCAGTTTGTGGACCCGGCCGGGGCGCGGAACTTCGCCAGCCTGTGGGTGCGCGTCACGCCGGACGAACGCTACTACGTCATGGCCGACTGGCCGGACGCGGCGACCTATGGCGAGTGGGCCATCCCGAATCTCGACGGCTCGGGCGATGCCGTGGGCAAGCTCTACAAGGTCGGCCCGGCGCAGAACTCGCTGGGGCTGGGCACGGCGCAGCTCAAGCGCGTGTGGCGCGGCGTGGAGCGCGAGCTGGGCTTGGAGGTCGTGGCGCGGTTCATCGACCCGCGGGCCGGGCGCAACCCGCACGCGCAGGAGCACGGCGGGACGTGTCTGGTGGACCAGTTCGCCACGCCCGAGGACGGCGAGGACGGCGCGGCCATGGAGTTCCTGACCGCAAGCGGCACGGACCAGGAGACGCGCATCGCGCAGGTGAACCGCCTGCTGCACTGGCAGGACGACCAGCCGCTCGACATGGTGGGCAACTGCCCGCGGCTCTACGTGAGCGCGGCCGCGCAGCAGGTGATCGGGACGTTCAACCACTGGCCCGGTCCCGTGGGCGGAGAGAAGCACGCCTGGAAAGACTTCGCGGACCTGCTGGGCTACATGGTCATGGCGGATTTGCAGTATTTGGACCCGAAGCGGGAAGTGAGTTATGTGTGACCACCGCCTAGTGTCGGGCCAGCTTAAAGGCCAGCCGCAGGAGCTGGCGGTGCAGTTGCGCGCGCGATTTGCGAGTGCCCATGATGAGATGCTGGAGGGGTGGGCGCCCATGAGGGTGATCTGGTTTCGGGTGTCGCATCCGGTTCGGCGCGTGCTGCGGGTGAAGTGTCTTGATCTGATGGATGACGTTGAGCTCGGCTGGACCTTGCAGATGGTGGAAATAGGCCGGTTTGAACTGGCCGACTATGGCAAACTTCCCGAGGGTGATTACGAACAGGCTTGGGAGGAGCAGCATGAGGAATGGCAAGCGTTGCAGGCGACGTTGGCGGAGCATGTTACTCCAACCACGCGGTTTGCTGGGGCAATCGTGCGCTTGCAAGGGGTGCGGGATCACATCTATGCGGTGGAGGAGGGCAAGTGGCAGCCCGTTGCCTGTGGTGGGTGCTGGCAGCATGGGGTTGGTTTTGGCACGGCGGAATGGGCGTTTGCCGGGGTTCCGTGTCAGGTATGCCTGGATGACTTTGGGGCGTTCTGGAACCAAGCCCCCAGCGGATGGACGAAGGCGGACCGCTGGCACAAATCCATCGGGGCCGTTGAACAAGCGCGGAAAAGCATGAGGGATTGGCACCGCCGCGAGCGCGATCAGTTGGTGCAGATGAAGCGGGACGTGGCGCAGGAGCTAAAACGCGAGCGGGCGCGCGTGCGATACCAGGAAGCCGTGCGGTTGTCACGGTTGTCACGGTTGTCACGGTTGCGCCGGCGCAAACTGCGCGGCACTTGGGATTTAACCAGCCAGCTCGGCGCTTTGTCCGTGCTGGCGCAAACGAAAGGCAAAACATGAATGCGGTCGCAGTGCGGGAAATGGATGAGTTCGTGAAACTGGTAATGGCCGGGATCGAAGCCTGGTTCAAAGCCGGCGAAATCGTGGCGAGAAACATGGACGCCAACCCGGATTGGGTGGATGAGGTGTGCCGCCGATGCCCGGAAATCACCCCGGAAACGGTGCTGGCGTTTGACCGGGTAGGGCGGCGCAAGCTGCATCCCCGGTTGCTGGCCAGCAACAAGCCGGGCGCGGTGCGGATGCGGTCGCTTCCGTTTGAGTTGCAGGAAAAATATCTCAAAGAGCCGGTGCCGGTCATTGTCAAGCAGGGCAAGGAAGTTGAAACATTAGCCGTCAGTGTGTGGAACCTGACCTCGGAGCAGTGCCGGCAAGTGTTTGACGGCGACACGATCCGATCCGAGGGTGCGCAGCGGGCATGGCTTGAGTCAAAGCGCAAGCCGGCAATCCCATTTGAAGTCACGGAGCCATACCGAATCACTGGCCAGACGTTGGTGGTGCTGGAGCCGTGCAAGCTGTCGTGCAAACAACTGCTTTCGCTGGCAGCGCAAATGCAATGACTGGCCGCTGGAAAGGAGAAAGCATGACCGACCGAGAAATCAACCGCCTGATCGCCGAGGCGTGTCCAACCGTCGCGGGGGTTGGGAGCGATGGCGAACTTCGGTGGAACTACAAGCTGCGCCCAGTGCCCACCTGCTTCGATCCCGTGAACGATTTGAACGCCATGCACGAGGCTGTTCTGGCGATGCCGCACTGGTGGCAGGACCGCTTCACGATGGAGCTGACCCGCCACTGCGGCAGTCACAAGCTCGCCGTCAACGCGAGTGCGCGGCAGCGGGCAGAAGTGTTTTTGCACACCTCGGCCAAATGGCGGGCTAGCGAGCAGGCTGCCCTTGACAAATCCCCGCCGGCGTGAATGGTAGCGGGCGTGTCCGGTGTCCGAACCGCCGGGCGCGCTTTGGCTGGGCTGCTTTCTTGACAGCCCAATGACAACTCAACCTTCCGAGCAGAACGAAGACGTGCTGCTCCAGACCACGCGCGAGCCGGACATCGACCTGCTCGTGAGCGAATTCGAGCAGGCCGGCGGCTACCTCGGCCGCCAGTGGCGTTCGGACACCGCCGACAAGGCCCGGTTCACCCGCTGGTCCGGCCAGCATCCGTCCGGCCGCAAGAAGCGCGACCTGCTGGGCGATGCCTGCCTGCCGTGGGACGGCGCGGCCGACACCCGCCAGCCGCTCGTGGACGGCATCATCCGCGATCTCTCGGCCGTGCTCACCACCGCGGGCGCCCGGGCGCAGGTGAAGGCCGTGCCCGCCAGCGCGGCAAACGAGGCCAAGGCGCAGCAGGTAGCCAAGCTCGTGAACCACTTCCGCCAGCAGCGCCGGCGCGAGCTAGGGCGCGAGCGTGAGCTGTTCGCCAACTACCTCCTCAGCTACGGCGTGGCCGTGTGGCAGGTCGGGTGGGAACGGCGCGTGAGCTACCAGCGCACTAACATCACGCTCCAACAGATTGCCGATGAGTTCCCCGAAGGCCCCGCCTTGGTCTCGCTCGTGCTGGACCCGACGCAGGAGGACACCGCCACGGACGCGGCCATGGCGTTGCTCAAGACCTTGAGCCGGGCGCAGGCGCGGCGCATCGTGCGGTCGCTGCGCACGTCGGCCAAGGCCGAGGTGCCCACGCCCTACGTCACCTACCACGGCCCGGAGTGGACCGCCCGCAAGGTCAACGAGGACGTGTTCTTTCCCCCGGCCACCACGGACCTGCAACGCGCCCGGTGCATCTTTGTGCGCGACTTCCTTACCGAGACCGAGATCCGCGAGAACGTGCTGACCGATGGCTGGGACGAGGACTGGGCCGAGGCCGCGATCAAGACCCGGGGCAAGGTCGTGACGTGGGACGACACGTTGACCAACCTCATCCACGAAGGCGACGCCTACGTGAACGCGGCGCGGGCCGACACCAAGGACCAGCTCGTGGAAGTCATCTGGGCGTATGTGCGCACCGTGGACACCGACGACGTGCCCGAGGTGTGCTGCACGATCTTCTGTCCCAACGCCACCAAGAACAACGAGGGCAAAGCGATCTACGCCAAGCACGGCCCCTGCGGCTATGAGCATGGCAAATACCCGTTTGTCGAAGGCCAGCAGGAGCGCGTGAGCCGTCGGCTCATTGACTCGCGCGGCGTGCCCGAGGTCTCGGCGACGTGGCAGGACGAGATCAAGACCCAGTGCGACATGCTCGAGGACCGCGCCACGCTGGAGGTCAACCCCACGCTGCTCGTGCCGCCGGCCAAGTTCGGTCAGAAATATCGCATCGGCCCAGGCATCAAAGTGGAGAAGCAGATCAGCGGCAACCGCGGGCTGGAATACCTGGAGCCGCCCGGCGGCAACCCGCAGCTCGCGTTTGAGGTCATCGCCATGGTGCTGCGGCGCTCGGCCGAGTATTGGGGCCTGCCGCATCCCGAAGTCCTGCCCGCCAAGTGGCAGGCGCGGTTGCAGCAGGCGGTCGAGAACTTCCTCGCGGCCGAGGAAGAGGTTTGCACGCAGACGTTGCAGCTTGCCCAGCAGTATCTGACGGACGAGGAGCTGGCACGCATTGGCGGCGGGCTGCCGGGCTTTCCCACGACGGCGGCGGACATCGCGGGCGAGTATGATTTCCAGCTCGTGTTTGACGCGCGCGACTTGGACATGGAATACACGTTCAAGAAGCTCGACGCCATCAGCAAGCTGGTGGTGCCGCTGGATCGCGGCGGCACGATTGACTACGCCAAGCTCGTGGCGCTTGGCCTCGCCGGCGTGGACGCCAGCCTGGCGCAGAGCGTGTTGCAGGACCAAGCCGGCGCGGCTGGCAAGGTGTTCGAGCAGGTCAACCGCGACGTGGCGTTCATGGCCCTCGGCAACGAGCCGCAATACCCGGAGAACGACCCGACCGCGGCGATGAAGCGGCAGTTCTTGCAGGTCATCGTGCAGAACAACCCGAAGTATCAGCAGGCGTTGGCCGGCGATGAGCGGTTCCGCGAGCTGATGGAGAATTACAACAAGAGCCTGGAGCAGTCCGAGATGCAGCTCGGGCAGAACCGGATCACGGGGCGGACGGGCGTGAAGCCGGTGGGGGCGTGAGGGGTGAGGGGAGTTGAAAGGTGAAGGTTGAAAGTTGAGCAAAAGGCAAAGGCATGAGTGACTCAATCAATGTGTCGAAAGTGGAGCAACGGCTTAACGGCCATCATTGCAGCCTAGGCTTCTACGAAAACGAACCGTCAGGCCGGATCAAGCAGAAGGTGAGTCATGCGATCCTCAACGACGAAAGCAGCATGGCCATCACGCGGCTGGTCATGGCCGAATGTGCGCGCATTGTGTTGTCGGATGAGTTTGAGCTGGCGTTGCGCCGCAAGCTGGAGAAATCCAATGATTTGACCGATGCCATTGAGACGGCAGTGGCCAAGTGCATGTGGCGATGAGAAAGGCGAAGGCGTGAGTGAACTGATTTGCTTGGCGGTTGGACTGATGGTGGGTGGGGCGGTTGGCTTGTGGGTTGGCGTGCGGTGGCACGACCGCGTTATCAACAAACTGTTGGACGAAGCCATTGATGTGTTGAAAGAAGCAGAAAGAAAGGCGAAGGCATGATTGAGACACCGGGGGGATTTCAACTGTGGGCGCAGCGCAATTTCATGCACGGGCCGGACATCCAGGTGTTCGGGTTTTGCAAGGGCGGGCGCGAATATGCGGAACGCTACCGCCTGACGGAGCTGAAATTTGCCAAGGTCACGCCCGATAACGAGGGGGAAGAGGCAGCCTCGTTCCGGCTGCAAGAGACCGCGGCGCAGGTGCTGATGGACACGCTCTGGAACTGTGGCATTCGGCCCACCGAAGGCGCGGGCACGGCGGGCGCCATGGCGGCGGCGCAGGCGCATCTGCAAGACCTGCGCAGCATCAACACTAAGCTGGTGGATTACGTCACCCGAACCAAGGTCAAGGCATGAGTGAACTGATTTGCTTGGCGGTTGGCTTGATGGTGGGTGGGGCGGTTGGCTTGTGGGTTGGCGTGCGGTGGCACGACCGCGTTATCAACAAACTGTTGGACGAAGCCATTGATGTGTTGAAAGAAGCAGAAAGAAAGGCGAAGGCATGAGTGAGTTGAACGCGGAGCAGCGGAAGATCGAGCGCGAGGATTTGGTGCGGGCGGTGCAGGCGTTGCCGCCGGACAGCCTCGTGCTGCGCGCTGTGGAAGCCATCACGGCAGATCTCGTGGAAGAGGTCACGCAGGACATTGAGGACCCCGAGGTGGTGGGCGAGGTGGAGACCAAGCTCGCCGGCCGGCTCGGCGGCGTGCGGGCCGTGGCGCATCGGCTCGCCCAGTGGCGCAACACCAAGCTGGAGGAGGCCAAACCATGACCCTCGACGACTTCAACAAGCTGCCGCTGCTGGTGTCCCGCCGGCACATTCTGGCCGTGACGGGCTGGGCCAACAACACGTTCTAC